GCTAGCTTTTGTTCTTTTCGATGTTTTCCATAAGGTCGTCAATGTTGTATTCGACCTTAACTTCCTCTAGAGCCAGTAAGACTGGCGGAGGAAGCCACGGTTGATGCTCCATAGGCTGCGCGATATTAAGTCGCGTATTCAGATGGTACGCACCGTGAGGTGCGTGTGAGTGTTGTAGGCTACGGATTCGGTGTCCCCCATTAAGGAGGTCCGATGAAAAGCCTTATGTCACTCTGGTCCCAGCTGGCGGAGGAATCTGCCAGCATATGTTGCACTAGCGCCACTCGCGACATTAATACCGTCGCGAGTCGGATCGAACATGAGGGGTTGTCGTTTTTGACGATTACCCTACCTGATCTTGGAAAGGCCATCCAAAAATGGTTGGACCTTGGTCAGGTCGGTATCCACTTCGCGTTCCAAACGGATCGCGAAGGAAGGCTCCCCCGATTCCTCGGAGGTTTCTTCTGCCGTGTGTTCGACCGGTGTAGTGGCTCGTTGCTCGACGATCCTTGCGTCGCCTCTATTCAAGCCCTGCGTCAGCTAACGCTGATGTTCGGCAAGATGGAGCTTGAGTGCTCTCCTGCACGAAAGGCTTCGGCGATGCGAAAGTACGTCGAGTGTGAGCAGGAAGTCCGGATGTTCGACCGTGATCTCACAGAAGGAGATCTGATTGAGTTCACGAATATGTCGAATATGCTTTTTGGTGCGATCTTTACCCAGATGGACAGAGATGTCTATTATGGACGGATCGTCGCTAAGCATGGACCAGGATCAACAGCTGATAAGCTTGTCGGAAACGGCAAGTTTAATCAGTCTGTCTGGACCACCCGGCTCTCCGCCTCTTTCGAGGCAGGCGAGCATCTCCTTCCGAACTGGCGATATTATCGTCAGCTCGATGGAGTTGACTTCCTCGAACCCGGTGCTGAGGAACCCGTTAAGGTAATCCTCGTGCCTAAAACGTTGAAGACACCTCGAGTTATAGCCATGGAACCCACCTGCATGCAGTATATGCAGCAGGGGATCCTACGGTCTTTTCTCGAGTGGTTTGGGAGAGATAGACTCCTCCCTTCCTTGATCGGATTTGACGACCAGGTCCCTAATCAGGACATGGCTCGTCAAGGTTCGCTTGATCAGCGGACCGCAACGCTCGATTTGAGCGATGCTTCCGATCGTGTCTCCAATCAGCTCGTTAGGGCAATGTTGCGCCAGTGGCCCCATCTAATGGGTGCCATTGATGCGACACGTTCCCGGCGGGCTGTCGTAGAAGGAGAGGGCGTTATTCGCCTCTCCAAGTACGCGTCTATGGGTTCAGCACTCTGCTTCCCAATGGAGGCGATGGTCTTCACGACATTGATCTTTCTAGGGATCCAGAGGTCGCTCAACCAGTCACTTTCCCGACGTGATGTTACTAGTTACGTCGGCTCGGTGCGCGTCTATGGGGATGATCTAATTGTTCCTGTAGATCACGTGCATACTGTGATACGAACGCTCGAGCATTTCGGTGCGCGAGTTGGTTCGGACAAGAGTTTCTGGACTGGAAGGTTCAGAGAATCTTGTGGTCGGGAGTTCTTTAATGGGCAGGACGTTTCCATTGTCCGTGTCCGGCAAGCTTTTCCGACATCACAGCATAATGCGACCGAAGTCGAATCCATTGTCTCCCTCCGGAACCAACTCTATATGAGTGGTTACTGGAGGACATGCAACTGGCTAGACGATTATATCAGGGGTGTCTTGCGACACTTTCCTGACGTCTTGCCTTCGGCTCCGGTGTTGGGCAGGGTTACCTCGCTCGGCTATCAAACCGAGCGGTTGCACCCTAGCCTCCATAGCCCCCTTGTCAGGGGCTATGTAGTGGAGGCCAAACCCCCGAGCGATCCGCTCGGTGGGACTGGTGCCCTTCTCAAGTGTTTGCTCGAGTTGGACAAGGGCGTTTGGCTAAGGGGTAAAGTCCCCTGGCGCCCATCCGAC